AATTAATAATAGATTTAACCTATTTAAACTTTTTGAAGTCATCATATTATATTATTTAGTACTATTCCTAATAGCACTACGAAAAGAGTCAAAGCAGTTGTTGCTATCCATCGGTTTAAGCTTACCTTCCCATTTGTTTTTAATTGATGTTTAATTATCTCTTGATGTGATGTATAATTATCTTTTTTGAATTTTCTAATTTCATCATATATATCTTTATTAGTTATTTCAATAAATTTTACCATTAGGTGCTCCAACTTTCATCTATTAACATTAATACTTGATTTTCTATTGATAAAATAATCTTATTAGTAGTATATTCCTGCAACAATGCTTTTGTAAAATTATTAGTTATAAAAGTATCATCACTGTGTCCTAATAAAGGTAAAGGAATAACTTGCCAAGTAACACCATTATCTTTTGATTTATATAATAATACATTACTAGCCACAGCTGTTGCTCCTTCATAATAATATATTGCAAAATAAAGAAATCCATTATTAGCTTTTATTAAATTTGACGGAACTATTGCAGGTCCTGCATCTGTAATGTTTAATCTTTGAGTTCCACCTGATGTAGTATTTCCTGTTTCAATAAATTTAGCATCATGATTTACCATAGCATAAGTTGTACTTGTTAAAGCTATCATACTTGACATACCTGTTGCAGTTACTCCTACTGAATTTTGTCCACTATCACTCCAATTATTTCCACCATCATTTGTAGTCCAAATATTATCATTAACATCTATTGCTATTCCATCATTTGCATCCACCATATCAATAACCATGCAATCTACAGCTGGTCCAGATGTACAAATTGTCCAATTATCTCCTGCATCTGTTGAATAAAATATGCTTCTTGCTGAAGCTCCTATATCGCAAGCTACTACTGCAACTGCTGCTGTTGGAAAACTAATATCCCATACTTTTGTAATATTTGCAGGGTCAACACTTGCACTTGCCCAATTATCTCCACTATCTGAACTAATAGAAATATCTGCACTATCATGCGCACATATAATTGCTTTAGTATTGTCTGCATCACAAACTGTTCCTGGTCCAGTCATATCTGCTATATCTGCAGATGTAGCACCCCAAGTTGCTCCTGCGTCTGTGGTTCTTAATGTTGATGTTCCATTATAAGCTGTCCAAGTAGTTGCACTATGTGCTAATAATCCTAGACAATCGCCACCAATATAATTTATAGTTTTATATCCTATTGCATTAAATCCATTTACTTCACTTCCATAAAGTATATCTCCATCAATCTTTGGAAATTCTCCTTCATTTGCCATATTATTTATTATTTACTATCTTATATATATTTTAATTGATATAGTATATACTATAATACCTCCAATGTTGTAGTAATCTGTAATTCATTTGTTCCATTAAAAACAACACTTCCAAATCCTTCTCTTTGCCAAGTACTACCAGTTAAAGTATCTGCACTTCCTATATTAAACAATCCAAACTCTGTTAAATGTAGTCCACTCATTTGAACTGAATTAAAGTCTCCTTGAAATGATACTTTTCTATTAGTTGTAAAATCTGGACTTCCTGTTATTGGTTGTCTTATTATCTCATTGATTAATGTATTATCACTTACACTAGCTGTTCCTGAACCACTACCAATTCCTATATGTCCTATAAATAATCCTACATTACTGCCTAATCCCCAAGTAACAAATTGTTTTCCATCATTTGTAAAAACCATCAAAAATTACCTCCACTTGTAATTGCACTTAAAGCATTTCTTGAATCTCCTAAAAAACTTAATCCACTTGTTAATACACTTCCTAATCTTCCACCTGCACTAGCTATACTTCCAGGATTTGTTCCAGGACCACCCAATATAAAAGAGCTACCTAATCCTTGTCTTGTTTGTACAAACCATATACTTCCTCTTACTAATAAACTACCTGTTGCACTCTCTAATCTTGTTAAAACATCCGTATCTTGTCTATCTTGTGATTCCATCAAAGTTAATCTTTTACGAATATCAGTTATTTCATCAGTTAAATCTGTTATCTTTCTATCTAATCTTACTTTAATTATTTGTTCACTTTGTATTTTATTTCTATCAAAAGTGTAATCTATATCTATTATTCCTGCTATATCATCTATATTAAAATCATTTAATACTATTTTAATTGTATTTCCAGGAGTTAAATCAAACCAACCATCTATATCTATTTCTAATCCTTTTAATGGATTTGATTTTTGTAATTCTGTTTGCAATATATTAGTTGCTATATTGGGGTCTTTTATTGATTTATCATTTATTATTTTTACTTTCTTTCCAAATTTAGTTATACTTGCTCTATCTTCTCCAAACTTAACAATAGGTAATTCTCTGTCATAGGTTGAAAATATACTTCCTCCACTTATTGGTATTGAACTATAACCTATATCTGTTCCACTTATAAATATTAATTGTTTATCATGAAAATTAACATAGTAATCAGGACCAGATGTTACTGTTTCTGTAATATCAAATATTTGTCCTTTTAATGGATTTCCTAAATAACTTATTAGTGTATTATGAGGTTTAGATAAAAGAGTAAATACACTTCCAGGTTCTCCACCCCATGTACTGCCATCTAATCTATTTACTTCTTGAAATCCTGCTAAATATCTATCACCATATACCCATACACTATTTGTCATTCTTTCTCTTGTTGTTTTAAAATTTGTTTTAAGAATGTTAGTATTATCTAAAGTTATTCCACTACTTACATTATTAATCTTTTTAAAATGTAAATCTTTATCTTTATCTATATAAAAGAAAAATCCTGATAATTTTGCTAATTCATTTAAAGCTTCAAATACATTTAAATGATTAAATACCATTCTAGGTAAAGTAATTTCAGTTGTGTCCACATTATTAGTTGTAATATCTGAGACATTATTATCCATTATGTTTGTAACAATAGTACTTACCTCACTATTTGTATAAACTACAGGTTCTACTGTTATATCCTGTAATCTTAAAGTATAATCTCTTCCTTTTAATTCTACTATTTGAGTATTTTCTTTACCTATAAAATTAACTTTTTCTACAATTCCCACTAATAATCTTTGATTGTCTCCTAAAGTGTCTGAGTCATTTGCCCAAATAACTATTTCTTCTCCTATATTAAAATCTGTAGCGTGTCTTCCTGCTGGACTATCAAATATTACTGTAAAAAAAGAAGCACTATTAAATTCTGATACACTCTTTTGAACTCTTAGGTTTCTATAATCAGAAAAATCTATTTCATTTATTTCTATTTTGGTAAATATTGTCATAAGCTCACCTTATTATTTAATTCGTTTGAAAGTGCCCTACTTATATCCTCAGCGTCTAATCCTTGTACTACTCCAATATTCACTGTTACTCCTCCACTTTGATTAGCTGGAATTATTGTTTCTCCTTTATGTAAACTAGCTAATCCATCGTGAGGCATTACTCCTCCTGTTTGAAAAGAAGGTATTATACCACTAGATACTGAACCTCCAAAACCTCCAAAAAATCCTCCAAAGAAATTAGATACTCTACCTATCATTTTTGCTATTTCTTTTAATATTTCTAAAAATGAACCAAGAATATTATTTCCTCTTTTAAATGCAGGAATTAAATTCTCATCAATCATTCTTCCTAATCCTAATCCTGCTATAAATGCTGCACTGATAACTAATGTTATTAATCCAATTAATATTAACCAAGGTGTTGCAGCTATTGTAAGAAGTGCTATAGCAACTGTTAATCCTGTAACTGCCACTGTAAATACTCCCACTATTGCTGTTGCTTTTTTTACTTCAGGTGGTAAATTTTTAAAAAATTGTAATAATTCAGTTAATTTAGGTAATAATGTTTCTAAAACAGGTATAAAAGTAAATCCTATTTCTTCTTGTAATTCTTGAAATCTTTCTTGTACTATTCTTATTTGATTTGCTGCTTGGTCTTGAGTTCTATTAAAATCTCCTATTGCATTTTTAGATTGCTCCATTGCAATTTCAAGAGTAACTTGAGCTTTTGCTTGTTTTAATGCTGCACCAGTTAAATTCTTCATTCCTTTTTCTGCTAATCTTGCTTGAATATCAGTTTCTAAAATAGCTATACCCAAACTCTTAATACTCTCTCTTTCTCCTAACAATGCTCTAGTTAATGCTTGACTTGCTCTTGCAGTTCCACCCTCTATATTAGTAAAACTAGCTAAATCTGCAGCTAATTCATTTACTGATTTAGACATCTTTAATGCAGCTCTATCTGTAAATCCAAAACCTGATAATAAATCACCTGTATCACCTAGTAATTTTCTAGCTGTACTTCCAGCTAAACCAAAGTTTTTAGCAAAATCTTCTGCTACTTGTTCTGCTGATTGACCTACTTCATCAAATACCTGATTAAATTTAGAGAAAACTTCTTGAGCATCCACTGCAGCTTTGGTTGCTTTAACTAATCCAACTGCTATTACTCCTCCTGCAACACCTCCGATTAAAGCTGCCTTTCTAAAATTTTGCATAGATAAATTTGCTTTATTAAAAGTTTTACTAAATTCATCTCTTGCCTTAATTACTATTTGTACAACATTTTGTCCGAATATCATTATCTTCTTTTAGCTTTTCTTATAGCTTTTTTTTGTTCTGCCCCCAATTTATTAATGTATTTGATAACACCTAAATAATCTTTTATCTTTAACTCTCTAACATAATCTAAAGTCCATTTAAAATGGTCACATATTCCTAATTCATTCATAATTGAGGTTTCTGAAAATCTTTTAATCCATTCATTTCATTAATAAGATTTTGTAATTTAATTCCATCCTTCATAGATAGATTTTCATATTCTTCTTCAGTCATTTCTGTAGCTAAGATTATTACCTTTTTTGCTGCTTGTTCTTTAGTTATATCGTTTAAACTAGTAACATCTTTATACTTAATTTCTTTTATAGTATAAGTTTTACCATTAACTTCTATTTCTTTTTCCATATTACCTCCCTTTTAATTTAAAAAGGATTACCAAGGATTGTAATTTACTTCAGTATCAAAGCAACTTCCTACAACTGATTTTGGCCTTATTTCTAAAGTAGCTTCTGTTGTTCCTTCTACAACACTTGGTGCTTCAAATGATGTTATTTTACAATCATTTAATCCAAATATTGCATGTTGACTACCTGTTGTTACATCTTTATTCATATCTAATGTACAATTGAATGTTCCATTATCTTTGTATAAATCTTGATATAATACATCTGCATCTTCTGCATCTAAATCCATAGTCACTGTGAAAGTATAATCTCTATTTCCTACAATAGGTGCTGAAATATCTCTACTGCCATTCAAATAATGAGGTGCATCTATATTGTTATTAATTTCAAAATCAAATGATTTCACTGTATCCATAGTTGTTCCTGAAATTGTTATAGAACAATCACTCCATAAAAAGGGTGTTAATCCACTTCTTGTAGTTGTTGTACTACTTGTTCCTGAACTAAATGTTAATGTCTGTCCAACATAATCTACTGCTACTTGTACTTTTTCTCCTTGAGTTGCACTAATAGTTGTTGTGTTAGGTACACATCCTCCAATAGTTCTAATCATATTTTTACCTGTTCCTACTCCTTGTTTAGAATCCTCTAAAGTAAAAGATAAAGGTGTTCTTAAAGCTCCAGTTCCACTTACAAAAGCATTACCCCAAACATTAGTTGATACTTCTGTTGCTAAATGAAATGATTTACTTCCAGCTGCAGTATCTACAATACTACCAATAGCCATAAAAGGTATTCTCATATTAGCTGGGTGATAAGTTAAAGTTCCTGTCACATCTCTTGGTCCATCATCAAATGTATCAAAGTTTCTAGTTGCTGTTCCTAAGTATCTTGTTTCAATCTTATTCTCAGCGTCATCAATACTATTATCTGTTACTTGTCCTATCCAAGCTACACTTCCAGTTATTCCAGTTGTATCATTTCCATTAGCATAAGTTCCACTCTCTAATAACATTACTACTTTATTTTGGTCCGAAATAAATCGGGTCATATTACTAAATTACTCATTTGTAATTACCTCCTTTATAAGATTTTTATAAATATCATGTTCTTTTGCATGACAACTATAACATAAAATTTCTATATTCTCTAAATCATTATTATTAATATTCTTATCCTTATGATGTACTAATCTTTTACAATTTTTTATCATTTTATTGAGTATTCCAAAAGGTGTAGGCAAATTGTCCTATCCTTGATTTAATTCCTCTTTCTCCCTCTTCATCTAATTCTACTGCACTTAATAATGTAAAATCGTGTAAATTGTTTGCTATACTTCCTGTACTAGCAGTAAATTGTATTTGTCTTAATCTATCATAAACATCTGTAAATAATGTATCTTTTTCTTTTTGATTTCTTGCCCATATTCTTACCTCTAATGTAATTCTTACATCCATTGCAGTTGTTTGCATTCCAGCTCTATTTGCTTCTTGATTAAGTAATTTTATTGTAATTAATGGATATTTTACTTCTCTTTCTGGATAGCTTGTCATTACAAATTTAGAACTATTACCTCGTTTTGTACTAATTGGGTCAGTCACATTACTAATTAAATCGCTTTTTATAAAAAATAATACATCTCGTATAAATGTGTTAATTTCAACTGCTATTTTGTTTACCTCGCTTGGTTTGTTTATAACTCGCTTGTTATAGTATAATTAAACTATCTTCTTTTATATATTTTAATTAAAATGTTATATACCTCTTTTAATTTCTTTTTCTATTAATTGTCTAATTTTCTGTTTCTCACGAGATTTAGTATTAGCAAAATGTCTTCTAGCTTTCATTTTACTAGTGCCAAATTCTAAATCATCTGCATAACTTAATTCACTAAATACTTTGGTTTGATTTTTATTATTTTCAATATCTACACTATTAAGAAATCTACCTGTATCTACACTTCTTGGTTCTGGTCTTCTTCCAGCAATACTTAATTTTACTTCATTTAAAGTATGTAGAGTTGCATCTTTTAATCCTATCTGTATTGCTTTAGAAATATTATCTCTTTTTTTATTCATAAATTTTATTAATTTATTTACTCCTGCTAATTCTATGTCTATTTTAGGCATTATCTATAAGCTAAACTTCCTGTTGTTAATTTTCTAATAAATATCTTTCTATATATTCGTTGGTCTTCAACTTCAGGGTTTATTCCTCCTGGTATCTTTGTGAATATTTGGTCAGTAGTAGTCGCACTGCCTAATTGTATCTCTACTTGAAATTCAGAACCAGTAAAACTTAAACTTCCATTAACATATAATCTTTGGTCAGAATCAATTAATTTTCCTTGTTCTACTAAAACACTATCTGCTTGTCCTATTGGTAATACTATTCCACTAGTCCATAGTGTATTTCCAGATTTAGCTAATATAACTTCATCATCCCATACACTACCATTCACATGAGATAAAGCATAGTAGGTTATACCTATAGGTTTACCAGCTTTACTTATAATACTATTAAAACCATTACTTAAGCTATCTTTTAAACTCAACTTAGACTCCTACTGAATCTCACTTTTCTTCCAATTGCATTTAACTTCATTTCTCCCATTAGTCTTAATTGTTTTGAAGATAAATCTTGTCCTGTTGAAGTTATACTTAATTCTGCTAGTTTCAAGTCTGCTCCTCCTGACTCTGCATTAACTAAGTCTAATATTTGTGCATTTGAAAAATCTAATATAGCTGGTTGATACATTGCAGGTATAGAATTGCTACCTATATTTCCTCCAACAAAATTAGATACATGTTGTCTAGACATATCTACAATTTCTACCATATTACCAGATACGCCAGCTGGTATTGTTAAATTTTCAATTATATGTGTTGCAATACTGCCTACAGTTGAAAGTCCCATTATCGATATACTATTGCTATAGCTCCTGATTTATTTACACCCACTGCTGTTCCCACTAAATGCATTACTGAGTCCATTGGAATTTCTGTATATTCATTTGCTGTGCTAGTTCCTGAAATTATAGTACTATTTGTTCTTACTGTGCTTGCTAAAGGAAGAGTTAAACCACTTGCTCCTATTCCTATTCCTCGTGTTGTTCCACTAACCATTGACCAAGCTGTACTTTCTATACCACTTGCTCTTAAAAACATACTTCCAGTTGCTGTAAAATTATTATTATAAATAACTACACCTTTTAACATTCCATTTAAAGGATAATCAGTATATTCACTAATAGTATTACCAACACAGTCTGCATAGTCAAACTTATATTGTTTAATAGTATTTTGTGTATTTACAATTGTATTAGAACCAGCTGATTGTCCAGCTGTAAATTTATTGTATTCCCTATCTCTAAGTCCTTTAGATTGTGTATATGTCATATTACCTCCTTCTAATTTATTTATTTGAATTGTCGGTGAATCAGAGGTGACCACTCAACAATAAATATAATTTAGGTTAATTCAGTCCAAGTACTTCCCCCTGCTCCATTAGTTACATCTCCAATATATACTTTTCCTCCACCAATATCAAATGCTAAATCGCTTCCTGTAGTTGATGTTACTATTTTATCTGGGTCTCCATCAACATAAATTAATACAGGTCTAGCTAATGATGTTCCTGATACAAATGAACTTGTCATTCCATCCAAGATTCCTTTAACTAATGTACTTCCTGTTGCTAATACTGCCATTGTTTTTCTCCTAGTTTAATTATGATTTTTTAAAAAAATAAAAAAATAAAAAAAAGAAATCTAACTTTAACTTGATGTAATCTTAGAGATTGCGTTTGTTCTTAATGCCTTAACATCTATTCTTTGAGTAATTGCTGCACCTTGCATATCGTAAGTAGGCATATCAAAATTCTCAATTGTGATATCTCTTTTAATTGCTATTGCATATGCTTGTGTTCTATCAAATATGTAAGAACTAGTTGCTACACAATTAGTTCCTGCATTTGAAGAATATCTTGCAACATTCATACCATAAATGGTTCCTAAGAAACCTCTCTTTAACATATCAGTATTACCTGATTTATTTGCCTCAACAAAAGTATCTATGTTTCTTAAATCTTGCACAACTTCATTACCTACTAAAAAATCAGTAGGAGTATAATCATTGTTCTCAACATCATACATAGATTCAGTTATATTTGCGATAGTTACTGAAGCTCCACCTGCTGTAGTTGCTCCTGCTGTATCTAATTGTCCACAAATTAAATTTGTTTCATTCTCTGCAAATTGTTTACCGATAGCTCTAATGTTTCTTTGGAATAACTCAAATTGGCTGTCCTCCATCATCTCTCTAGTAATTCTTACTGCTACTCCATATTTTAATGGAGTTACTGTTACAGTATCATAACTAAGACTATCTAATAATATTTCAGCTCCTTCTGCTACTTGATTCAAATCATTTAAAGAATTTTCTGCTTCTAAATTAATAGTAAACTGACTTCCTTGGATTTGTGTTGGTCCTATAACCATTGCTGCCATCTCTCTAGGAATAAGTACTTTATCTACTTCTTCAATAAGAGTTGGAAAAATTAGCTTAGGAATTAATTTAGTTCCTGCAGTACCATCCTCTGTACTAATGTATTCGCTTATTTTTTCAAATGCCATTATAGATTTAAGTCTGCAAGAATATACAAATCAGTTCCACTTGCACTATTAGTTTTAGCTCTTCCAATTGTTGTTCCACTCCATGATACACTTGGTGCTTCTCCATTTACACCTTGCATAGTTCCACTAAATGGTACAATTCCTTGTCCGCCTGATATAACGCCAGCTGACCTTAAAATATAAGTTCCTCTAGTTGCTATTGGAATAAAGTTTGTAGTTCCACTTGCTACAGTTTGCAATGCAATACCATTACAATGGTCAGCATCTTTACAATATAGAATTTCTAAATCTTTTGGTGAATAAGTGCTAATTACACTACCCACTGCTTGTGCAGTCGTTGCAGCATTTGAAACTACTAAACCACCAGCCATAATATCCTCTGTTGCTACACCTGTAAAAATTCTTGGATTTGCTCCATCTCCTAATACTTGTGCTCCACTTGGACTTGCTGTATTTGTTATAGCCATTATCTAATTAATGTGAATGAACCGCCACGAATAGTACCAAAAGCTTGTTCAAACTTTAATCCTTCTTCAACTTCCTCTTCAGCTACTTCAACTTCTTCTTTAGTTTCTTCAGGTTTTTCTTTTGGAACTTCATCTACATCTGCTTCTTTAAGTTTAGCATATTTCTCTTCAAGTCTTGCTAATTTTTCTTTTTCAATAGCTAACTCTAACTTTTTGATTTTAGCTTCCACTTCCTCTACAGTTTCAGTTGGTTTTTCAGGTTCTGGAGTTTCTTCAGGTTCTGGAGTTACTTCAGGTTCTGGAGTTACTTCTGCTTCAGGTTTAGGTGTTTTAGGAGTTGGTTCAACCACTGGCACATCGTTTTGTTCTTCTGTCATTTCAACCTCCTTTTTAACATTTAAATATGAATTGTAAGCTTCTTTAAGTGCTATTTGGAATGTTGCAGAATTGTCAGCTGGTACTGCTACTAAACTTAATTCTTTAAAAGTAATACCTCTAGGAATAAATAATCCCTCTTCTTCTTCTACATTTTCTACTATTGCTCCTACACTTACTGTATTTAATAATCCTTGTTTAATTAAATCTTTAGATTTTTCATCTACTACTTTAGCTTTAAAATCTACTTTTTCTTCCATCTCATTAAAATCACCAGATAGAACTCTGCCCATTATACTATCAATTGTATTCTCGTGGTCTTTTAATAAAGGAACTCCATTTAATGTTTTTGCACTTTTTTGTAATTCTTCTGTAAGAAATTTATGATTATTAGAAGTAGTAGTTGCAGATATGGCTGTACCTTGGATAATAAAATCGCCATTCATAAACCCACTTTCTTTTATATCCACTTGGTAATTCAAATTTAATTCCATCTCTTTTTCCCCTATCAGTAATTAAATTACTTTACCTTTTATATATTTTAAGAGTTTTAGTATATAATCTAAGAATTTTGTTTTTGTTTTATTAATTCTTTAATTTCTTCTTTAAAGAATCTATTATGAACCATGCGATGATGGTTTGGACATAATCCTATCATTTACTTTAATCTAAGAATTAAGTTAACTTCTGTATTTGGTTGTCCTATTATTGTAAAAATTACTTTTTCATTTAATCTAAATGGTTCAAAGTTAGGAAAATCTCTTAAATCTTCAATAGGAGTAGTAGTTCTAACTCTTGGTACTAAATAATTTATTCCATTTAATTCTGGTCTTAATAATATCAGATAACCCAATTCGCTTTCTATTACTAATTCTATTTTCGTCATAGTATCTATAATAATACAATCTAAAACCCCTTCTATATGAGTTGTAAAAGTATTCTGGTCGTCTGTATTTATTTTTAATTTTAATTCTTTATCAGTTATTGTTTCAACTACCATCACTATATCTTTTGATAATCCTCCTTCTACTTATATCATCAGTTTGTCCTACTATATTTAATCTAGGTAATTTTTCTCCTTTTATTCCAGGTAATGAACCTTCTAATTGATTTTCTATAGCACTAAACATTATTTGATTTTTAGAATTAATATTTGTATTAGAACCTGTATAATCTATCCAAGGACCAATTACTGGTACTGTTTCCATAGTTATAGTACTTCCAGTATTTATATCTAAGTTATAAGTAATATCTCCTGAGTTCTCCATTCGTAATACTCTTTGATGAGTTGTAGAATCAATAATAATCGGCATTTTATTCCTCCAAAAAGAACTTTTCATTATATTCTTTTATTTTTTGATGAATTTTAGCAAAACAAGGTCCACACACCCAATGTCCATTAAATTGAGTTAGTGCATAATTATCACACTTTTCACATTTTGGTCTATTTCCATCTGTTATTTGCATCATTTAAATCTCCCATTACTATCTCTTTTTCTTAATTTATCATGTAATTGATGATGTTTTTTTATTGGCATTATTTGTAAGTTTTCTAAACGATTATCTAATTTATTTAAGTTAATATGATGTAAACAATATCCTTTTGGAATTTCTCCATAAGCTTTTTCCCATATATATTGATGATAATACTTATTTTTTTCCCATGGAATGCATATAATCTTATATCCTCTTTTTCCTATATGTATTTTTGGTTTTGTTTTAAATTCATTTATTAATCTTTCTCGTTTAGTCTCCCTTGCTTTATTAGCAATCTTTTGTTTATCTTTAATTCCATTTTTATATTCATATTTATTTTGACATGTTGTATTGCAGTAATTTCTGTTTTTCATTCTGCAAGGTTTTCTTTCTAATTCTTTTCCACAATTTGCACATTCTGTTTTCATACATTTTATAGTTCACCTATGCTTTTAAACTTTTCTATTTAAAGGACACTTAACCAGCTACACCTACAATTCGTGTGAACAGGGATTATTCCCTCAGCAGCATTTATTTCAAATACTTGTCCATTTAAAGCTTCACATTGAGAGCAAGTTCTTTCAGATAAAGCTGCTAAAAATCTTACTTGTTTTATTCTATTATCTTTATAAGTATCTAATAGTCCTTGATTTGCTATTCTAGTTGTTTCACTACGAGCTATCATATTTGGACGATTTATTGCTAATGTTGTTACTTTTCCTTCTTTTATTCTATCTTTAAGATTAATATAATTTTTTATTTCAGTTTCTATTTCATTTATAGTTCTATTTTTTCTAAATCCGTCTTTTAATATAATTCTTAATTTGTTTATATCTTGTTCTCCTAGTAATCCATCTGCTAATTGTTGTTCATTTAAAGCACTTAATAATACGAATTTATCTACTTTCAATCTTCTTAATATTCTTACTAAATAATCTGAATAATTAAACCCTTCAATTTCTTTTAAAGAACACCATTCTTTGATGGTCATTTTACTAGTTTCTGCTTCAGTTAATTGTTGTCCGCAACCCTCTCCTAGCATATATTTTTTATTAATTAAAGTTGTATTATGTTTAGAATGTGCTCTTAATTGTGCTAATCTTTTTTCTGCTTCTTTTTTTGTTTTATAACAACCTAAACTTTTACCTGTTCTATGAGAAATAACGCAATATTTATTTCCCACTTTTTTAACAAATTCTTGTAAATTAACACTCGCATTAGCATTTGGTTTAGCTCCTGGTACTTCTGGCTGTTTTATTTTTTTCTCTTTTTTAGCTTCTGCAGAATTACTTGGTTTAGGTTCTTGTTTCTTAGTTTCTAGATTAGCATCTCTAAACTCATCATCTTTTTCTTTTTCTTGTTCATCTAATCCTGCTTCTGGTTCCATTAAGAATTTGTCTGCATCCTCTAAATCTAATAATTTAGCTAATTCTAGTTGTAACATTCTTTTCATATTTTCAGTTATATTAAAATTAGCTAATAAACTATTAACTTTTTCAATTCTAGCATTAATTTCAGCTTCTCCAGGTAAATTCCATATAAAATTAATTCTTTCATTTCCTCCAATTGCATCTTTATCTATCCCTTCTGCATTTACATCTGGAAACTTTTGATTTAATAAAAGAGGTTTAAATATTTGTTCTTCAATTATATTCTCTATTTCTTCTTGTATTGATTTGATAAATCTTTGCTCATTCTCTAATTGTACCTTAGCTATTCCTTCATTTAATTGTCCACTTCCTAAAGATACTACTGGTATATTTACTCCTGTTGCTAAATTTTCTCGGTTATGTTCTAAAGCATTAATTGAACTTTGTTCTATTCCTTTGAAATCAATCAACTTCATTTCTATATTACCATCTGTTACCCATTCTGTTTTATTATGCATAAATTGTAATTTATTACTCATTGAATCTATGTCTTCTGCTTGGACACTTTCACCTTTTTCGCCTATTTGAATATGAATAGGCATTCCTGCTTTTCTTTCCATTAGTTGTTCTAGAGATTGTTCCATTTTTACTTGATTAATTATTACTCTTTCATTAGGATATATTATTCCAAGTGCATAAGGTTCATTAGAAATTTTGTTTATCTTTAAATGAGCTATTTGTTCAGGATTAAACCTTACTAATTTTTTAATATCTTTCTTTATATTTCTAAAGTTTAATCCTTTCCATTGATTATATTCAATTATTTTACCTTTTTTATCTCTTTTAACATACATATCATTAGCATTAAGAACTCTTAATTTATTATTTATAAAATCTATTTCAATAAATCCATTTCCTTTTAGTAATCCTTCTTTAATCCATTCTCTTAGTATGCTAGGAAAATTAGTATTATGAATAAAGTCATCTAAAAATGCTTGTATATTAGGATTCTTTACTTTAATTGAGAAGTCTCCTACTATTGCATTTTTAGTGTGATTAATAATACCATTAACTAATCCAATTTTCTTAAAAGATTTCTCCATATCTTCAAAACTAAATGGATGTTCTGCTCCTAATTCTTTTGGAAATCTAATGGGAGTATCTATTACTTGTCCTTTAAAATTCTCTGTTATTGATTTAGATTTATCTTGTTCTGTTATAGAAATATAACCTTTTACTTTTTTAATTTTAACCATAAAATAATTATATTATTATCTTTTAAATATTTTAAATGAAGTAGTATATACTATATAATTAAGCAATGTAAGGTTTCCATTTTCCTTTTAATTCAAACCACATACGCATTGACATTGCATCTCCATAATCCGTTGAGCGTCCTAGCTTCTCTTTAACTTCTTCTTTTGGTACTAATTCTATTTTACCATCTCTGTCTATATTTCTTTGAGCTATTTGCTCTAAGTCTTGTATAATCATATCTTTAAGCTCTTCTGGTGCATTGGAATAACATATTTTACCTTGGTTAATGTATTCAGCTAGCTTAAAATAACATTGTGTTTTTAAATTTCTATAGTTGTGAAACTTTTTACTAGAATTAGTTTCAATAGGACTAGAATTATTAACAAATCCTTTAACATTAGAAAGAAAGTCTACTACACCACCTCCGACACCATCTTCATCAATGATAATATTAGAGTTTGGTATTCCATGTCTTTTAGAGAGTTCATTAATAATATTTACTACTACTTTTAAATCGCTTTTTGGTATTACTTTAACATCTACTATTAATAATCCTTGCCAAACAAATATCACTGTTTTATCTAATCCAAATCTAGCTACATCGCAAGAAATATATTTTTGTTCTTTTGGAGTGTGATGATATTCATTAGTAAATATATCAATAATTTTATCATATTCAAATAACTTAGAAGGGTCATCATCGTATTCAAAATTACCATAAAGTAGTCTCTCTTTTGTAATTCTATCAGCGTTTTTTAATTGTTCAATATAACTTGGGTCAAGATAAATGTTGTCTGTTGCTAGTGCTGTAATAAACACTCTGTGCTCTGGTAACTTATTGTCCTTAAATGGTCTATAATATCTGTGATATACATGATTCTTGCTTGGGTTAAATGTTTCAAGTAGCTTTGGTACTATGTTGTATTCCTCGTTCTTGCCTCTGCCTAGTCTGGTCTTAATTATCTCGATTGATTGTAGTTCGTTTTCATTAGACTCATCTACAAATGCACCAGTTAACTCTAATCCTCCAAATCTTGTATACAATGGGTCAGAAGGCTGATAACTCATATCCATTAAGAATATCTTGCTTCCATTATTGAATTGAATTATGTTTGTTTGGCTGTTTAATGTAAATATTGTGTTTGGGTCAATGTCCATTACTTGTAATACCTTAAAAAAGGAAAGAAGTGTAGTTTTCTTAAGATTAGTCAACTCCCTTCTACCTATTAACCAGGCAGTTTCTGGATAAGCTAGTGCTTGACTTAATATCCAAAAGCAACCAATAAAAGATTTTCCTCCTCCTGCTCCACCACCATAACCAATTTCAGTAGAAGTGCTATCAGTTAGCTTCTTGTAAGCTACTGCTTGTTTTGCTGTTAGTTTGAATATTGCTTCCATTTCTCCTCTTTTTTCTGTAACAACTTTCACATAAACCATGTGCATAGTGTACTTGTTTCTTTTTACATTGTTTACAGATTATCATAGTGTTGTTTGTTCTAAGTAAGGTTTTAACCTCTTTTTAGCAATTTCAATATATTCTTTATTTAATTCAATACCTATAAATTTCTTTCTTTGTTTTAATGCTACTAGCCCTGTTGTTCCTGCTCCAAAAAAACAATCCAATACTATTCCACCTGTGAATTCTGCGTTGCAGTTACAACTTGGTTTGTATCCTTTTGTTTTATAAATAATTTGTTGTCTAAATTTAGAAAGGTCAGAATTATGTAATTCTTTGTTTGGGTCTTCTTCAGTTCCACTTTTTCCTTTTCCAATATCTTTTCCAGGTCTTGTATTCACTCTTTCATCTTCATAAATTTGAATTTTAGGATTACCACACTTTTTACAAACAAATTCAGGACAACCTGCTTTGATAGGAGTTTCGCATAACTCTTCAGGATAAACTGCAAAGTGTGCTTCTTTGAATGGTTTTGGATTAATTGTCCATACACATCTTTTGTTTCTGCCTTTTGAATTAATTGAACCACAATGTTGCATAGCATAATTACCTTGTTCTGTTTTTCCTAATCCTTTACTTGGTTTTTTATCTAATCTATTATCATTTAAACTACTTTTAGATAAAGTTTCATACTGAGTTTCAAAATAATAATTCTTCTTTTTACTAAAGAAAAAAAGATATTCAAAGTCTACTGTGAATCTATCTTTTACACTACTTGGCATACAATTTCTTTTATGCCAGATGATTGTGTTTCTTAATATCCAACCTCTATTACACATCTCAATAGCAAACCTAGAAGGAATCATTATTAGGCACTTTGCAGATATTCCTTGTTCTTTTGGGTTGTTCTTACAACCTTCAAAATCCTTTCTTCTATAAACTTCTTTTGAACCATCCCCTAGTTCTTTCCCCCTATAATTACCTCCTGCATTATAAGTATCTCCTAAATTAACCCAAATCGTTCCATCATCTCTTAAAACTCTTTTTACTTCATCAAAAATATCACATAGTTTTTTAATATATTCATCAAAGGTAGGTTCTAATCCTAATTGTCCACTTACACCATAATCTCGGAGGGCCCAATAAGGAGGAGAAGTCACACACATATTTATTGAATTACTTGGTAATTCTTTTAACTTTGTTAAAGCATCACCTTGTAATATTTTGTTTTCCATCTTTTTTAAATTAATTAAATTAGATATATAAATATTTATATAATTATTCTTTTGGCATTACAATATTTATTTTTGTAACACCTATTTCTCCAGAATGTTCAGTTTTAATTTCTTTTTGTTCGATGTATCCTCTAGTTTTCCCTTTAGTTGATAAGATATATTTAGTTGCTCCTAAATCTTTATCTTTAATTTGACTAAATAAACTCATTTCTGCCATATCTAATATTTTTTCTGTTTCATGTTCTATGAGTTCTCTCATCTCTGGATTTTTAACTAACCATTCATATAATGCTTTTCTTGTTACACTTATTCTATTTGCTATTGTTGTAATTATTCCTCCAGAATCTATTACTGCATCTTTAAATTTCTTTTTAGTTATCTTTACCATTGTTTACTTTGTTTATTTTAATTGCTTTTTTATTTGTTATCTTTTCCCATCTCTCTAGAATAACTGAGCAATAATAGGGGTCTATTTCCATCATATAACATTTTCTATTTAGTTGTTCGCATGCTATTAATGTACTTCCTGAACCTCCAAACAAATCTAATACTATCATATCTTTTTTTGAACTATTTTTTATTGCTTTAGCACATAATTCTAATGGTTTCATGGTGGGATGTAATTCTGATTTTGATGGTTTATCTATTTCCCATACACTTGGACAGAAATTCCCATAATATTCATGTTTACCAAACCATCCATAAACTATTAATTCATGTTTATATGCATAATCTACTCTTCCTAATACATGATTATTTTTAACCCATACAAGTATCTGATGCATTTTAAATCCTAAATCTTCTAAAGAATTTAATAAATATCTTAATGTGCTTCCTGCAAAGGTAAAATAAACTGAATTAATTTCTGAAACATTTTCTTTTATTCTTTTACAAATACTATCTAAAAATAGACTCATATCCTTGATATTATCTTCTTCTATATGTCTTTGAATTTTATTACCCTTATCTATTTTATTTAAAAATTCATTCTTTGCAGAATAATCAACTCCATAAGGAGGGTCAGTAAATACCATATCTGCTTTATTTCCATTCATTAGTTTATCTACATCTTGCTTTACTGTAGCATCACCACAAAGTAATCTATGTGTACCTAATTGGTATATTTCACCTAATTTAACATCATATTTTGGTTCTTTTAATGCTTTTTCTGTATCAAAATTATCTTCTACTTCTTTGTCCCATATTTCTGTTATTTCTTGTGTTGTAAATCCTGTTGAATTAAACCAATCTGTATCTTCTAAATCATAAAATTCTTGTTTTAATAAATCTAAATCCCATTCAGCATATAATTGACTTTTATTATCCATAATTCTAAATGCTTTAATTTGTTCATCTGTTAATCCTTCTGCATAAATTACTGGTACATTATCCATTCCTAATTTAATTGCTGCTTTGACTCTTGTATGTCCTGCAATAATTGTATTCTTATTATCTAGAATTACTGGTACTAAAAATCCAAATTCTTTAATACTTTTCATAACTATATCTACTGCTTTATCATTCTTACGAGGATTATTTTCATAAGGTGCAATATCTATAATATTAACTTCTTCAATTTGCATTTTGGTTTTCCTTTAATGCTCTTTGTAATGCTTTAGCACCATCTTCCATTATTCTATATTTTTTATTAAATCCTTTATATTTATATATTTTAGTTTTTAAGAATACTGGTACTTTGTATCTATTTGTTAATCCTGCGTCTGGTACTTCTTTTTCATCAATTAGTTTAAAATTCTTTAAATCGCTATATTTTGTTAAATCTAATTTAAAAGGTTTAATTTCATTTGCTTTTACATAACCATTCTTTCTCATAGATATTTTAGCTTGTTCTTGATAATAGTCATCAAAGTCTGCTTGTGCTACTTGGTCAGCAAAAGGTTTAGTATTACCTAATCTTTTTTGTTCTTTTTGTAATTGTTTCTTAAAATTAGTTTCTGCTGTGTTTTTATTACCTACTATAGAAATAAATCCTGTAGTATTACCATCTGATGAAATTGGTGACATATCTTTTTCTTCTGTTGTTTGTGGTCGAATTATCCCAGCCATGTTCTCACCTCCTTTTTGTTTAGTTAACCTACTCCGTGAGGTATTTTCTTCTCAACTCCTTCTGTTAAATGTTTATTCATTTGCTTTACTGTTTTTTCTTTTTCATCAATTATTGCTTTCATTTGTTTTAATGTTTTTTCATCTTCTTTATCTTTTCTTTTTCTTAATCTATCTCTCCACACATCATCAAAGTTTCTTAAGAATTTTTCTTTACTTTTTAAATCTTTATTATATTCTAAGTTTTCTTTTAATTCTTTTAATTCTACTTCCATTCGTTTAATTCCTTTTTCAGTTAATTCTCTTTCATCATTGTTTAATTGTCTCATATTATTCCTTGTATTAATATTTTAATTAACCATAATGGAAATAAAATAAATACTACTGTCCATAATAGTAATTGAATATTGGTAATAATTATTGCTCCAACAGTTAGTTTATTTTTCTTTCTCATTTAAAAATTCCTTTTGTTTACTTAATTTAATTTGTTCATCCATTATTTGTCTACAATATTTATCTATTTTAAAATTTGGATTATTATATAAAAAATCTATTTGTCTACTATGAAATCCGATTGACTTTTGAATTATCCTCTCTTTGTTATTTATTATTTTTCTTCCCATAATAATAAAATTAATTAATTAGTATATTTAAATATTATTATATTAGATTGACTATCTTTTTTGCAGTTTTATTCCAAGTATAATCCCTTATAATTTCTAATCCTTTTTTTCCCATTTCTTTCATTTGTTTTGGATGTTCATAAGCATACCTTAACTTTTTTCTTAAATCTTCTATCTTTGGTTTTGCCCAAGAAATTCCTTCATATTGCAATTCCCAAGTTACCTCAGTCATATCATAATCAATATATAATCCATTAACTCCATCTTTAATAAAATCACACTGTCCACCATATCCTGTAACAATACAAGGAATAGAACAAGCTAAACTTTCAGCACAAGGAATATTAAAAGCTTCTGCTCTAGTTGGAGATACAAATACATCACATTTGTTGTATAGTTTTACTAAGTCTTCATACTTATAGTTTCCAATATCAAACTCTATGCTTGGTGAATCTTTATTATATCCTAATTCTAATAATAGTTTATCTAAGTTAGGAATACCATAAGCACTATTCACTTTAAAAATAAGTAAAACATTATCCTCTTTTGTAAACTCCTCTAAATATGCCTGAATACAATATTGAGCTCCACCTCTATCTAAATTGTGCCTCCAACCTTTATTCATCAAAAATACAAAAGGTTCTTTAGACATCATATACTCCCTCTTTTAATATTTTTTCAGAATTTAGAATTAGAAGTTTATAATTATTTTCTCTAAACCATTTATTTTGTTTCTTATCCCTCTTAATATAATCTGGTTTAGAATGCCAATAAGAACCATAACATTGAATAATTAAATTTCTATTAGGTAAATAAAAATCTGCAATACCTAAAGGATACTCATAATGATGAATATGTTTAATTTTTTTATTTTTTAAATATTTCTTTAAAACAATTTCTGCTTTTGATGTTTTATTTTTAGATTGTTTTTTAAGAGAATTAATTGCTTTTTGTCTATATTCTTCAGGATGACTTAAAGCATATTTTCTAACCTTTATTCTAATTTTTTGTTTTATTTTATTAATTCTAGGTTTTCCTAAAAGTCCATGAACTTTACCATTATCCCAAGTTTTTTTATGTGAAATACTCATTTTTTTTCTTGATTTCTCTGAATGTTTTTTTCCATATAAAGGATGTTTTGTTTTATCTTTTAATCTTAATTTTGCTTGAATACTTATTTTATCTTTTGTTTTTTGTAATAATTTAACTCCTTTTCTTGGACTAATTAAACCTTTATGAGATTGACTTATTTTTTGTTTTATTTTATTTGACCATTTCTTCCATTTATTCCAAGGAATTCTACCCTTATTTATTTTATTTC